GGCGTCAAGTTGCTATCGTCCGGAGCTGGTGCCGAGGCGGCCGAGACGCTCCGGATCAGAGTCGCGGCCAGGACGGCCACGCTCCAAACCATCGCAATGACAGCGGCGAGCGCCCTCGAGACGTCTCTCCGCCAGTGTGCGGTATGGGTAGGAGCAAACCCTGACGAGGTAAAGGTCGAGCCGAATCTCGACTTTATCGACGAGGCGAGCGACGTCGCCGACCTGGTTAAATTCGCCCAGGCCAAAAAATCGGGGACTCCGATCTCCTGGAAATCCGTCCATAATTGGCTCCGGCAAAAAGATTTCACCGAGTTTACATTCGAGGAGGAGCTCGATCAGATCGGCGAGGAGGACGACGACGACCGGCTCAAAGGCGGCGACGATCCATTGCGCGGAATGTTTGAGCCAGGTCAGCCGCTACCAGGTCAGCCAATACCAGGCCAGCCGGCCGCCGGCGGGGACGACGGGGACGACGACAGCAACGACGAGGAGTAAATCATGGCCACAGTAAACGAGGAGATCCGCGACCAGCTCCTCGCGCACCAGGTCGAATTAATCCGTTTCGGTAAAGGAATGTCGACCAGGATAACGCGAATCCTGGACAAGGCCGAGCCCGAGCTCCGCGCCGCGATCCGCGCCCGCCTCGATCGGATCGCTCACCTCGACTATGATCCAGGGCCGGCGACCACGGCCAGGATGATCCGAACATCGAAATTAATCGCCGAGATCTCAAAGCCGACATTTCAGGACATTAATAAACTCGTCCGCGACGAGCTGGTCGGCCTCGCGATCGGCGAGACGCAATTTATCGCCGGCGTTTTTAACGACACGCTCCCCGTTATATTTGCGCCTGTACTCCCGACCGCCAGGGAGCTCCGAGGGATCGTATTCGCCCGACCGTTTGAAAACCGGATTCTCCGCGACTGGCTCGCGACTTATCGAGTCGGGGATCAGCGTCGCATGATGGACGAGATCCGCCAGGGCCTCGTATTCGGCGAGACGCCGACGCAAATCGGCCAGCGCATATTCGGGACGAGGGCGCTCGGCGGCACCGACGGGACTCGAGAGATCACCAGGCGAGGAGCTCAGACTCTCGCGTCGACCTCGATCTCCGCGATCTCGAACGCGACCCGTCAGGAGTTTTACAAAAAAAACCGGCGGATAGTAAAGCGCGAGGTCTACACGGCGACGCTCGACTCGAGGACGACGCCGATTTGTTCGAGCCTGGACGGCGACGTTTTTCCAGTCGGCGAGGGATCGATTCCGCCGCTCCACATCAATTGCCGATCGATCCGCGTCCCTGTCGTCGACGGCCGCCGCCTCGGCACCAGGCCGAGCGTCGCGGCCACGGCCCGACAGCTCGAGGGACTCTCCGGCCCCGAGAGGCGCCGCGCCCTGGATCGCCTGGTCGGCCGAGTGCCAGCCGAGACCACGTATCAAGCCTGGTTAGGCCGTCAAACCGTCGGATTTCAAAACGAGGTACTCGGCCCGACTCGAGGGATTCTATTCCGAAAGGGCGAGATCGATCTAAAGGGATTCGTCGACGTCAGTGGCCAGCGGCACACGCTCCGCGAATTATACGACCTCGATCCGACCCGATTCCAACGTGCCAACATACCGGCGCCACCGCTCGATTAAATTTATTTGTTGGCAATAAGAAACCCGCGCCCCGTATGGCTCTCGACTATGTCGCCAATACTTTTTCGACCTATGTCGCCAATATGCCAACATTGACAGGCCGGCCCGTTTATGGTTGCGGAATCAGAGAGCCCGTTTAAACGACTTCCCTTTCGAGCGGCGCGGCGTTATGATCCGGCCGGAGTCACTCGACCAATTGCTCGCGAGGAGTAAATTATCAAATGCCACTAGCAGCCATAATTGACGATAAGGCGGGAATCCCCGCCGGCCTTGAAAGTTTTTACACCGAGACCGACGGGAAATTTATCCTCCAGGTCGACGGCATGAAAAGCCAATCCGATTTCGACAACTATGCCGAGGCATTAAAAAAGCGTTTCACCGACGCGGCGGCGGACTTCTCAAAAAATAAAGGCGCCGACATAAGTCGCGACGACGTGGCGGCAATGATTAAAGAGGGATTCGAGAAATTCGACCCGAAAGCCAAACCGAACGGCGACGGCGGCGAACCTGGTGGCGACGTGCTCGTGAGACTTCACGACCTCGAGCGCGACGTGGCCAGCTCGACCGAAACGATCGCCAAACTAACCCAGGAGCGTGACGACGCGCTCGGAGCCAGCCGCTCCACAACAATAAAAAACGCTTTAAATTCGGCGGCTCAAAAAGCGGGCGCGACGCCCGAGGGAATCTCTAACCTGGTGACGCTGGTCGAGACTAATTTCGAGCTGACTCAGGACTGCCAGGTCGTGACGAAACTCGATAGCAAAAACACAAGCCCGAACACGCGCCCCGACGATTTTTTTAGCGGCGCCGCTCGCGAGAAACAATATCGAATGTTTTGGCCAGCCTCGAAAGGCGCCGGCGCTGATAACGACACCGGCGGAGCCGGCAATGGCACCGACCTCGGAGCCGGAAATCCCTGGACGATCAAAGGCTGGAACATGACAAAGCAAGGCGAGATTTTTAGAAACGACAAAGCCGAGGCCGAGCGACTTTTGAAAGCCGCCGGCGTAAAACTAGGCGCGACTGCCGGAATCAGGTAAACTCGCGCCAATTAAACCCGCCGTCGCCGTGAGGGCCTGGCACAAATAGGAGCCCTCTCATGGCCGAAGTAAGAATTGCTGACGTAGTAGTCCCCGAAATTTTCGCCCCGTATGTGGCCACAATGACCGAGCAAAAAACCGCCCTGGTCGACTCTGGCGTCGTGGTGCGAGATCCCGCTCTCGACGGCTTTCTAGCCGGCGGCGGCACAACCTTTAACGCTCCGAGCTGGCGCGACATAGACGACGATTCTAATATCCTCGTCGACCGCGTCTCGAGTGACAATCCCGCAACCGTAGCAACCCCGAACAAAATCCAAACGAACCAGGAGCTCGCCGTCAGGCTCTCCAGGAATAACTCGTGGAAAACTATGGATCTGGTCGCGGCTCTCGCTGGTGATGATGCATCGACCGCGATCGCTAACCGAGTCGCGGCATATTGGCGCCGTCGCCTCCAGGCGGTATTCGTCGCAACCTGGACAGGCATTTTCGCAGATAACGCCCAGGTCGCGCCAAACGACGACCCTCGTGTCGGCATTACAAACAACGCCGTCCAGGACGATTTAACCGTCGACATTTCCGGCGCCTTTACGCCTGGCGTGACTGACTTCTCAGCCGAGGCGTTTATCGACGCCATTACCACGGCCGGCGATAGCCAGGGCGATTTTGTCGCTGTAATGATGCACTCGATCGTATTCAGCAAGGCGCAAAAAAACAACCTGATCGATTTTGTTCCCGATTCCATCAACGCGGCCGCCGCCGATATTCCGACCTTTCTCGGCCGGCGTGTAGTCGTCGACGATTCAATGCCGAACGCCGCCGGCGTTTTCGATACCTGGATTTTTGGCGCGAGTGCGAGTCGATGGGGAGTCGGGAATCCGAAAGTCCCCGCCGAGGTTGATCGCGAGCCAGCCGAGGGAAATGGTGGCGGCTCCGAGTCGTTATTCTCTCGGATCGAGTGGTCTATGCACCCTGTCGGACACCGTTTTCTATCTGGCTCAGTCGCTAACCCCGACGGCGGCCCGACAAACGTGGAAGCGGCCGACGGCGTCAACAATTGGGCGCGGACATTTCCCGAACGTAAGCAAATCAAAGCCGCTCGACTGGTCACAACTGAATTTTAAAAACTGACGGTCGTCGGAGATCGGCCTCGTTTAAACGGGGCCGGTTTATTCTTTAACCCAGGAGCCCCGACCAATGGCTAAAGCAAAAACAAATGATGATACTAAACGCACGAAAGCGCCGACACCCGACACCGCCGCGACCGAGACGGTCGCGTCCGATCCAGTAGTCGACGAGGCCGCCGGCGATCCGCCGGAGCCTGACCACGGCGCCGTCCCTGGCGTCGAATCCGAGCCCGTGAGCGAGGCCAGGGCCGCCAGCGGAACCGATAAAAAGACCGCCGACAAGGCCAGGCGCGAGGCCGCGATCGCCGAGCACCAGGAGGCCGTCGCTAACGCGCCAGTCGACGAGGCTCTCGCGGAAAGCGATAAGAAAAAGGCCAAAATCCTCGGGCGAATGGACGAGCTCGCGGCCGAGGTCGCCGAGCACGACGAGGCGATTAATGTACTCCGCGAGGAGTCCGCCGCTCTCCTCCTCCAGCTCTATCCACAGCAAGGCGAAAACGATAAACACTCGGTCGCGGTTCGCGGCTATTTGAACGCGTCGGCCAGGGAACGCCAGCACCGGAAAATCGCGCCGGCTCGTTTGAAATCGTTACTCGAAAAGGCGGGACTCGCTCCGATCGACGCGGCTTTCTCACGAGCTCGAGGTCGAGGCATGGCCAGGCCAGCTCGGACGGTTGAGAAAAAGGCCGAAAAGTCGACCGAAAAGTCGGAGTGATCTATGGCCACGCCAACGGGATCGCGAGCCGATAATGCTCGAGGTTGGTTTGCCCGTGAGAGGCGCCGGAAAAAACAGGATCAAAAGGATTTCGACCTTGCAGGATTTGAGGTTGCGCCCTTTCGGATAATTGCCCTCGCCGTCAATGCTGGCGGCGGCGGGTATAACGTCGGCGACGAATTCCTGATCGCCGGCGGGGCGTTCTCGATCCAGGGCCGAGGTTATGTCGTCGCGGAAGTCGCGAACGTCGTCACGGCGATAGTGATCCAGGTCGCCGGAGCTTATACCGTGACGCCTGGCGCCGGAGCGGCAACCGTCGCGCAGACCGGCGGCGGCGACGATCTCCTGACTGTCGACGTCACGCTCTCGACGCCGTTCGATTTCGGCGCCGTGGCCGCTGGCGGATCGTCCGCTAATGTCCTGACACTCCCCGCCGATATTGCGATCGCGCTCGAGATCAACGCCGCGAGCCTCGCCGGCGACCTGGGCGTCCTGGACGTGACGGCCGGCGTCGACTATGTATCGGCCGAGGCCGGCGTCTCTGGCGGCCGCGTCAATATCCGGCACCTATTCCGCGAGCCTCACCAGGTACGAATCACGCGAGCGATCGGAGCGCCGGCCGGCGCCGTAATCGTTTATTTTCGAGGGCCGAAATCTCAGTTAATCCAGGTCGGGGCGGCGACGTTCACATGATCCCGCAAACATTCAGGAGGCCGATCAAATGCCTATAGCCGCGCAAGTCTCGAACCTGGTAATCGAACAGGGCGCCAATTTTACAAAGCGTTACACGTGGAAAGCGGGCTCGCCCGCGTCGCCGGTCGATATATCTGGATGGGTCGCCAGGATGCAAATCAAAGATAAAAAAGGCGGGACTGAAATCCTCCTATTGACCGAGGGCAATGGCCGGCTAATCAATGGCGGGGCCGCTGGAACGATCGACCTCGCTCTCGACGAAACGACGACTCTCGGGCTCACGTTCAAAGGCGAGGCGTTTTTCGACCTCGAGCTCCGAGAGACCTCGAGCGGATTCGTCCGGCGCCTAGTCGAGGGCCGCGCCGAATTGAGCCTGGAGGTCACGACGGCACCATGACCGAGATAATCGAAACCACCAGCGACGAGACCGTCGTCGAAACGATCGATATAACTCAGGTCGTCGAGCTCGGGCCGGACTCGGTCGAGATTACCGACCTCCAGCTCGAGACCGTGCTCGAGCTCCTCGAGGAGACTCAGATCGTTATCGAGGACAGCGACGAAACGATCGTCGAGGTAATCGACGAGACCGAGATCGTCGAGGTCGGCGAACAAGGGCCAATCGGGCCACAAGGGCCGACCGGCGGAATCGCTGCGAATCAAACCGATACGATTATCGGAGCCAGCTCGACGGGGACGATCGATTTTATTACGCTCCTCGACGAGCGATCGGTTAAATGGTTTATTACTGTTACCGACGCCGCCGGCGGGCTTTTCGCTTTTGGCGAGGTCGCCGCGATCCACGACGGGACGGTCGCCCGCTGGACGCATTACGCGAAAATCGGGGAGCCGCTCGACTACTCGATCGCGGTTAGTATTTCCGGCCTCCAGATGATTCTCGAGGCCACAAATAACGAGGCGGTCGACCTGGAATTTTCAGTCGTCCGCGTTAAAACCGACACCGTTTAAACGCGGTTATTTTTAACTTGATAGGGTAGGATTTAACAATGAGCCAGGATTTTTTCAGACCAGAAAAGGGCGTCGATATTGACGACGCCGTCCGCCTAGCAGGGACGGGAGTCCCAGGCACGGGAGGCGATACCGACGCGGTCGGCGTCGGCTCGATTTATTCTAATCTCTCAGGCCCGACCCTCGGGAATGGGTTATGGGTTAAAACGACCGCCGGCACGGGGACGGATAAATGGACGGAATCCGGCACCGGAGCGGGGCCGGTCGATTATAAGGACTCGGTATTGCTCGCGACGTTTGCGGCCTTGCCAGCTTATACGCAACTCGGCGACGGCCCAAACGCAACGCTGACCGCGACAGCGGTCGGAGTGCTCACGGTTGACGGCCAGGCGACCGTCCTCGGCGACGATATTCTCCTCACCCTGGGCGCGGCCGGATCGGATAACGGCATTTATACCGTTACCATAGAAGGCACGGCCGGCGTCGCGTTCGAGCTCACAAGGCGAGGCGACGCGGACGAGGACAGCGAGGTCACGAGTCAGATGCGCGTCCCCGTCGAGGAGGGAACCGAAAACACGAGCTCGGTTTTCATCCTGGTATCGAACGACCCGATCGTGGTCGACACGGACGCGCAGACATTCGTCAAAGCGACCGACGCGGACACGCTCGCCGAGCTCCAGTTTATCCGGACGTTTATCGGCAAAACCGGAGCGGGCTCCGAAACTCCGGATTACTCCTCGAATAATTACGTCGCCGATGCGACCAGCCTCGAGACGGCGATCGGAGCCCTCGACGCCCAGGTCGGAACGAACGCGGCGGAAATCCTCGAGGCCCGAACCGAAACCAGCCTGACGAATGTAACGGCGATAACTGTCCTCGATAGCGTATTGGTCGACGCCGTCGCCGCCTGTAAATGGCAAGTTCACTGTGAGGGCAACCTCCTCGCCGACGCTGCGAAAAAGGTCGTCGTCGAGATATTTGCGACGCACGACGGCCACAATAACGGGGCCGGCGCCGACGCGGCCGACGCGGATTACACGGTATTCGCCAAGCTGAAAATGGGCGCGGCCCTGACCGGCTTGTTATTTACCGTCGACGTGACTGGTGCGCTCGGAGCTCAGACTATGCGCCTGTCGATTACCTCGACCACAGCGGTCGACGTTCGCGCCATTCGTAAGATTATTAATTTCTAGTGGTGGCCAATGTTCCCCGATCGTTCATTTGAGGCTCCCGACGGGATTTTATTAAATGACCTGGCGGGAGTTTTAAGCGGGACATTCGACCCGAGCGTCTCTGGCCAGGCGGGGCCGATCGGGACGCTATTCCTGCGAACGAACGGGGAGCTATTTAAAAAAATCGCCGCCGCCGATTCTGACTGGCTGGAAATTGATATTTTTGGGAGTCAATTTAACGCGGCCGAGAGCCTGGGGAGGTCGACGACGACCTCGGTCGTTTTCCAATTTAAGCTAAATCTAAATGTGACCGTGCCGGCCGGCGATTATATTATCAACTGGACGGCCGCGATCGGAAACAACGACGAACAGGTCGGCGTCGGCTTTCGAGTCGAGCTGGATAACACGACCGAGCTGATTAACGTCCGGCCGGCTGTCGGCCGTAGGATCGATGACGAGTGGAGCCACAACCCAGGCGGCCACGCGATCGTTACTCTTGACGGGACGCATGATTTCGATATTGATTTCCGATTCGTCGAGAACATCAGTTCCGCCGGCGTCGCCTTTATCGAGGACGCATATCTGGCGCTCTGGAGAGTTACATAATGGTCGACGTCTCACTGGTTAAAAATATCGGATCAAATACCGGCGTCCAGGTGATCGACGAGCGATCGCGTTTCGAGTATCCGGTCGAGCATTTGGGCGCCTCGGCTGGCGTCAATGGTGGCGACGAGATCAGAATCCATTTGTCCGGCTCACCGAATACGGCGGCGGCGGTCGCGATCCTGGCGGCGGTCGAGCGGCCGATTTGCGCGGCGGCCGTGCTCACCGTGACCGTAAACGTCGGGACTTACCTGGTCAATGATACGACCGCGATAACCGACGGCCTGGACAAGTTCGCGCTCGCGACCCTGGCGCTAGATAATATAACCGGCGCCCTCGAGGTTTTGGTTTTTGAGAAGTCCGGCCCGCTGGCCGAGTATGGCGAGACGCCGGCGGGAAAAACATTTGTCGCGAAATTAAAGGAATATCAGATCGTCGCGGCGGCCCTGGTCGAGATCAGGGATTTTATTAGGTGAGAGAATGGGCGAGATAGTAAAAGAGCGGAATCGAACCTGGCAAAAGGCCGAGGCGAACGCCGTCCAGACAAAAAACGGCGGCCCGTTTACGACGTTTCTCGAGCTCAATGCTAGACCGCTCGGCCGTGGTCGGTATAGAATCGCGTGGAATTCCGAGGCCAGGCTCGCCGCCGGCGCCGTGTCAATTCCGAAAATGAGAGTCGTCCTAAATGGCGACATTATCGGGATCGGTTGTTTTCAACCAGCGAGCGACGAGTGGGACAGCCGCGCCGGATGGGACTTTGCGCGGTTCGCCGCCGCCGCCGAGCCAGTGATCGAGATCCAATTCCGCCGAGAGGGCGGGGGTAATACTGTCCAGATGCGACGACTAAAATTATCAATTGAGCTTATGGACGAGGAATAGCGAGAGGATGAAAACATGGCACTAATTAAAGAAACGGGCGCGATCGTCGCGGGCGCTAATTCCTACGCCGAGGCGTCCGACGCTGACACGTTCCAAACCAATCGAGGACGGGCCGCCTGGTGCGATTCTGGCGCCGACGTTAAGGACGCGGCCCTGATCCGAGCAACTGATTATATCGAGAGTCGATTCGGCCTCTCGTTTATCGGCGACCGGATCGGCGACGTCCAGCTTTTGAGCTGGCCACGAACCGGCGCTCGCTATCCGGCCACGGGTAACGACTTCCCGATCGACGAGGTTCCGGTCGACGTCGTGAACGCTTGCATTTTGTACGCCGAACAAGTGATCGGCCCAGGCGACGACGTCGCGGCCATGACCGAGCTCGCGATTACTCCCGAGGTCGACGAGTCGGGCGGCACCGTCACCAGGTTAAAGGAAAAGGTCGACGTCCTCGAGACCGATACCACGTTCGCCGGCAACGACAGCGGCTCGACGTCGCTGCGATTGATCCGCCCGATCCCCGAGGCCGATCGACTGATTCGCCGCTGGTTCCAGCTCGGGCGCGTCGGCCTGACGGTTAGAATATAATGGCGCTCCAGGATACAGCTCTGGCCCTGATCCGAAAATTCGGGGAGGATCGCCTGGTGAGCCTGTTAATCCCGAACACGCCGCCGGCCGATCCGACGAAACCGTGGGACGTCGATCCGACAGTGGCCGAGACCTCGATCACCGTGCCGGCCGTGGTCGTCCCGATCGCGAGGAGCCTGGTCACGGGCGAGAGTGTCCAGCAAGGCGACGAGACCATATTGATCGCCGGCCTAT